ATAGATGTTACTGGTACAGTCGTTAGTGATGGGTTAGATTCTAGTGGTACAGCTTTCATAAGAGGTGCTTCAGCAGGTCGTATTAACCTAGATGATAGTGGTGTAGCTGATGGTAGCCAACCATTCAAATTTTTATCTTCAGATGGTGGTTCTTTAATATTTGGTACAGCAAACAGGTCAGGAACGACAACTACAAGTTCTACAGAAATTGCAAGGTTTGACAGTTCAGGCAGACTGGGTCTTGGAACTTCGTCACCTTCATATAAACTTAGTGTACATCATGCTACAACAAATGTTGTTGGGTCATTTACATCTGGTGATAACCAAGTATGGATAAATTTAAATGATGATGGCGGTGGTACTTATGGTGCTTTATTAGGACATGATTCTGATGCAGGACATGTGTTTGCTGTTGCTGATAGTAGTGTAACTAAACGATTTGTGATTGATGGTTCAGGCAACATTGGTATTAATACAACACAACCATCTAATAAATTACATGTTTTCTCAGGAACAACAAATACAGTAGCAGTTTTTGAAAGTGGAGATTCATTAGGTAGACTTGTTATAAAAGATGATTCTGGTGAAGTACATTTAAATAATATTGGTAATGATTTTTCTGTTAGAACTTCAAGTGCAGGTAGTACAAAACTAACAGTTAAGGGCGATACAGGAAATGTGGGTATAGGAATCGCTTCGCCAGATAAAACTTTACATGCTTATCACGCAACTACTAATAGACTAGCTTTAATAGAAAGTGGCGATGCAGATGCTTTAATTGAATTTAAAGACGGCTCTACAAGTAATCGCCCTGCTATCGGTGCAACAGGTAATGATCTTGTTATGCATACAGGTTCATCAGGCGAACGCATGAGAATAAACAGCTCAGGCAACGTCGGCATAGGAACTGATACACCACGTGGAAAATTTAACATCTTTACAGGTACATCAGGTTCTACAAGTGAAATTGGAAACCAACTAGCTGGTTCATGGTCATTTGCTAATAATTCATCTGGAACAGCCGCACCAGCATTAATAGGTAAGAGTAGCAATAATGTAGGTGCATTATTCATAGCTGCAACCAACAATAGCAATACAAGTGGAGATATGCACTTTAATGTTCGTGAAACTGATGGAACTGATTTCTCAACCACTAGCTCAAAAGCCTTCAGATTTATGCGATTTGCTACTGAATTAGCACACATCACAAGATCAGGAAATCTATCCGTTTCAGGTTCTATTAAAAGCACTGGTGGTATGACTGTAGACGAAGGTGGTTCATTTACTACATTAGATATAGCTACAGGTAGAACTGGTGCAACAGAAAATATTGGTGCTGTCCGTTTTTTAAATGCATCAGATACCCTTAAAGCACAAGTGATGGGTACTAATGATGGCAAAATTGTTCTTGGTACAAATGGCAATACTGTAGCCCTTACTTTAGATTCATCACAAGTTGCTACTTTTGAAAACACCATAGATGTAAAATCACAAAGCTCTTTACTTCAAAGATGGTTTGAAGGATCAACAGAAGTTGGTAGGGCTATTGGGGTTTCTGGTGTCCAGATGGCAATAGGTAGTGGCGATACAGGTGTGCTGTTTAACACAAATGTAAACGCAGTATATCCTTGGCAACCAACCACAAATGCTGGATTAGACAATATAGTTGATCTTGGTATTTCTAGCAGAAAATGGCGAGATATTTATTTTGGTGGCAATCTAAAACAAGGTTCAACAACAGTAATAGATAGCTCTCGTAACCTAACCAATATTGGCACTATAGTTTCTACTAATATCACATCTAATGGTTCAGCAGTTGTTGTACAAAGCAAACCTTTGACTGTTGTAGGACAACCAATAATACAATCTTCACCTAATAGTGCTAAATTACAGCTAAAACAAACAACAGCAAGTACAACCGCTAGAAAAGGTGGTCTTGAATGGTATAGTACAGCAGGTGGTTATGCTGCTGGTTCTATAAGTATCAAAGGTAATGGTGCAAGTGACAATTCTGGGATTATGGAGTTCCATGTTACTTCTGAAGATGATGAAGTAACTGACCCATACGATCTAAGCAAGATACTCACACTTACTGATACCTCTGCTACTATCGCTGGTTCACTTTCAAAGCAATCAGGCTCATTCAAGATAGATCACCCATTAAAACCTGAGACACATCATTTAGTTCACTCATTTGTAGAGGGCCCACAAGCTGATAACCTTTATAGAGGCACTATAACCTTACAAGACGGTAGAGCCGTTATAGATCTGGACGAATGGTTCGGTATGACTCCAGGCACATTCTTAGCTCTAAACAGAGACATACAGGCTTTCGTATCTAATATAGATGACTGGGATGCCGTCAGAGCTAAAATGATGGGCTCTCAGCTTGTTATAGAGTGTCAGAATGCTGAATCTAAGGCATCAGTCTCTTGGTTAGTAGTTGGTGAGCGTCAAGATAAAGCAATATACGATTCAACACTTACTGATGATAACGGTAAAATTATTGTCGAACCGTTGAAAGAGGTGGTAGAATAAGGAAAAGTTATGAATAACGGTATTACATCTTTAGCCAAGTTAGGTAGAAACGGCGATACTGAGTTAGCTCACTTGATGGTGGGCGAAGTAATTTTACCTCCAGGCCTTTTATCTAGTGATAAAAAACTTAAAGCATCTTTAGAAAAAAAACTAGCTGGCTACGATAGCAACATACAAGAAAGAACCGTAGGTTCTGATATGGTTTCATTTAACCCAAAAACAGGACTAGCAGAGTTTGGTTTTTTAAGTAAGCTCTGGAAAAAAGTAAAGAAAGTAGTAGATCCTGTCACTAAAGTTGCTCAATACATACCAGGCCCTTGGCGAGCACCTGCAGCTCTTTATCAAAAAGGCAAAGCTGCGCTTAATATAGCAAAAGGAGATGGTAATATTGGAGATATTCTAGCTATAACAGGTGGTCCTAAACTGTTTGGTAAAGAGGGTGTAACCAAAGATTTCTTTAAAAATTTTAGCAAAGAGGGTTTTAAATTTGGTGAATATGGTGATGCTTTCAAATCAGCTGTAGGAAATATAGGAGAGTATGTATTGCCTGGTGAAGATAAAAAAGGTTTATTTAAGAACCTTATAGAAGGCAATAAAGTGTTTGCTACGCCAACTACGCCAAATAAGTATGTTGGGCCTGATAGCGAGGGTGGTACTATAGAAATAGATCAAGCAACGTATGATGCGCTACCTGATAGTCTCAAAGAAAATTACCAAGCGGTTGCGAGCACACAATCTGAAGGTTTAGGTAGTTTCTTCGGTCGAAGAACACCTGATTTTATTAGAGGTATAGAAGATGAATTCAAAAGATCTTTCGATCCGAAACAGGGTGGTATAGACCCTAGATTAGTTGGAATGGCAGCTTTGTACGCTAAACAAGTAGAAAAAGCTGCAGAGAGAGAAGCAAAAGGAGCAACTGATGTTAGAGATGCTTTTAGACCTGATTTAGCCTTGCCTTCAGTATATGGTGGCGGTATAGGCGGTTTTGATCTAGGTTTAACTGGATATGCAGAGGGTGGTGCTGTAATGGATATGAGAGCTGGTGGTGAATCTGCTGGACCTGGTACTGGTACTTCTGATGATATACCTGCTATGTTGTCAGATGGTGAATTTGTTATGACAGCGAAAGCCGTTAGAAATGCTGGTAGTTTTGATGTAGCCCCAGGAGATGGTGGTATAATGCAACTTATGCCTACAGGCAAACCAAGCAGAGAAAAAGGCTCAGACAACATGATGACACTAATGAAATATTTCGAAGGGGTAGCATAATGGACGAAAATCAATACATGTATTCTCAACCAGGCAGTATAACTCCCAGACTTACCAATCAAACTTCTTACGACACTATATCTGACCCACTTATTAGACAATTATACTTTGGGTCACAAGGCATACCTGGTTTTTTCAATCAGTTATTATCTGCAGGACAAGAAGCAGCTGGTCAAATACAAGGCGGTTTAGGCATGTATATGCCATATCTTAACCAAGCAGAAGAGTATGGCCGTAGAGCTTTTGGTGAAGTTACACCAGAAGATATTGACCAATACTACAACCCTTACGAAGATAGAGTTGTACAACAGACAATTGAAGATTTATCAAAACAAGCTGGCATACAAGATGTTGCAGCAAGAGCTCAAGGAATTGCTGCTGCTGGCGAAGGTGCTTTTGGCTCACGTGGCCGTTTACTAGAAGGAGAAAGGCAAGAAGCATTTGGTAGGGGTTTAGGCCGAGCTTTAGGTGATATTAGGGACCAAGGTTATCAAACAGCATTTGATAATATGTTTAAAGGTAGAGATGCAGCGCAAAGAGGTGCTGAGTTTCAAAAAGGTCTAGCTTCATTTGCACCAAGTTTATATTATACTGACGTCGGTAGAAACCTAGGCTTACTAAACAGTATTGCTAATTTATTGCCAGGTTATCAAGGCAGCAGTACACAATTACAAAGCGATTACGGTATACCGCCAGATCCTAAAGCATTAGGTTTAAGTGCAGGGCTTGGTTTTTTTGGTAACTTTAATAACCCACAAGAATACGATCCTAGAATATACGGTTATGCACCACAAGAAGAAACACCTGAACAAACACAACAACAAACGTCACAACCACAAACAGGTTTTATGGGAGCTCCTATGACACCTAAACAAAATCCTTTTGGTATAGGTTCATATAACAATCCATTTACTGGAGGAGGATAATGAGTTCTCTCAATCGACGCATGTTCCAAACAGGTGGTTTAGCACGTGGTTCAGGTATGCAAAGAACCTACCAACAACCTGTTGAAACTACTAGAGAGTTTGTTTATAACGCTAGTGGTGGAGTAGATTTTGTTGAAAAAGATCAAGATGGTAATATTTTACAAACAATACCTGTAGATTTAAGTTTATCAGAAACAAGAAATCCTGCTGAAGCTTTGCAAAAACAAAGAAACGTAGACAAATTCAATAGATTGCAAACTGGTCTAATGGCCCTACCTTTTCTAAAAGCACCTGGTGCCATATTAAAATATGGTGGTAAGTTTATTAAACCTGTCTTGGATAAAATATCACCATTAACAATAAGACAGCGAAATACTCTAGCAGGGCCAGGCACTACAGCCACACTTACAAATCCAAATCAAATTATTGGTCTTACAGAAACTGGTAAAAATGTTGCATTAGGTAGTGCTGGTGTTGGGGGTTATTTAGGTTTAGAGGCTCTCAAACCTGGTTCGGTAGACTTTGCTGGTGATATTGCAGAGTTACAAAAAACAGACAATACAAAGAACAAAGGAAAACCTATGGGTCAAAGTATGGGTATAGAAAAGAAAGAAGATGCAAAGCCTGAAAAAACAGTAATAGGTCTTAAAGAGCAACCGCTTGTATCAAAAGTTGTAAACAGCCCAGACTTTTTTAGATTTATTAATAATCTTTCATCTTCACTAGCAGAAACAGGCTCATTAGCTTTAGGTGGTGCTCAAGGCGCAAGCAAAGCTCTAGATGAAAAATTAGAAGGTGTGGGTGAAGTTTTATCAGTTGAAACTTCTGATGCTGAAAGAAATAGAAAAGTAAACCAAGAAATACTTGGTAACTTAAATGAGTTTGAACAAACAGAAAGAAATTTATCTAGGCTTGAATATGCGACTGGGCTTATTGATGAAGGAGCTACAGGTCTGCCAGGGCTATTTGGTAAAGGTTGGACACAATTCCTATCATTATTTAACGCTAATTCTGGTAAAGATTTTAGTGAATTAGATTCAAGAACCCAAGCAGATGCTATCTTGACTGCCCTTAGACAACAAGACATAAGAAACATCTTAGGAGAATCTGGAAGAACTATCTCAAACTTGGATAGAGAAATAGTAGCAGAGATATTTGGTAGCATAACGATTACATCAACTCCTGCAGAAATTAAATCTAAACTAAGAGAAATAGCGCTTAGATACAAACAGGGTTTGAAAAGAAATAGAAATGAAATAATTGCAGGTATGGATTATTTTGGACAAACAAATATGCCTAGTGGTGTAATACAGGGCAATACAGAAGGTATTAGAAAAATCTTAAATGTTAAAAACTTTCAAGATTATCAAGCACCTGAATATGATCCTTCTAGTGAAAGTTATGGGCAATATTCTGGAGGCAACTATACCGATATTGATCTCGTGGAGGGCGCTTAGTGCCTAAGTACAGAATTAAATTAGCTGACGGTACAAGAGTATTTAAAGAAGCTAATTCACCAGAAGAAGCCAGAGCCTTAGTGAATGAAGACATACGACAAGTTAATGTTTTTAATAATAAAAATAGAGAAGTCACTAAATATTTAGACAACTATCTTTTTGATTACGACGAAGGTGTACCTAACACAAAAGGCCTTAGATCAGAACTTGCCCAAGCAGAAACCCTTGAAGAACGTGAAAACGTTGCTACCCGTATTGTAGGATCCAGAGGTTACACTTATAACAGTAAAGGTCAAATGGCTTTGACACATGATGGTTTAAGAAGATTAGGACTTCCCGTTAAATATTTAGCACAACCAGATGGTAGCAGATTACCAATAAATACTATTATAGATTCTAATAGTTTTGAAGGTATGGCTGACTTAGCTGACTTTGCAGGTATATCAGGTCCTATTATAGGCTCTCTTGTTGCTATGGCCCCACAAACTAGACTTTACAAGGGTGCTAAAAGTCTTGCAGGATTATTTGGTGACAAAGGTTCAACTAGAGCGGCGAATGTTATTACTGCAGCAATAGGTTCTGCTGGTGGTAAAGCCGTAGAAGAAAGCGTGGATTATTTACAAGGTTATCAAAAACAAAGTTTATATGAGATTGGAGGGGAACTTACTGGTGAAGCTTTGCTTGGTGCAGCAGGACAAGGTATAGGTGAAGGTATTGGTATTTTATTTGCCAACACCTTAGGTAAGTCCGCACCTAAAGCAACTAACAGACTACAAAGAGAAGCAGCCGCTGGTCGTGATTTACAAGACTTACAAAAGTTAGATGCTAGTTTATTTAATCCGAAAACTAAAAAAAATGGTAGACCAGCAACACTTAAAGAAATAGAAGCCGCTGTTAAAAAATACGATTATGATAAAGGCGGCTATCAACCTGGTGCTATAAGGTTAAACCCTGTAGCTTATGTTGTCAGTCAAGCTGGGCTTGGTAGATCTTTGCCTGGCAGGTTCCAACAAATTATGGAATCTATTCTTGGCAACACCAGAACCAGAGGTAATATAGAAAATATAAACATGCAGGTCAGCAGGCTTGTTGGTGATCTCAACAAACAAAAAAATGTAGCCTCAGATTATTACAAAGCAAAATTGCAGGGCGGTATACAGGGTGAAACTAAAATAGGTATTGACCGTTCAATTGCAAATAAAAAAGCTGAATTAAGTGCTTTAGTCAATAATAACAACGCTAAACTAGAGCAAGCTTTAAAAGATATGACTGAAGACATAACAGGGCTTGGTTTGTATGGTGAATCTATTGGACAAAAAGAATTTGGCACATTATTAATTAATAACATGAATCGTGCTCGACGAGCTATAGATAATACTTTTGGTGATCAATATAAAAATTTAAATAAGAATTTTAAAGAAGCAGTAGCTCAAACATCTGATACACAAGCAAGCGCAGTTCAAAAAAAGATTGCAACCATTCTTGGAAAAAGAGTTCAAAACATTAAGGATGAACTCAAGGATTATAATGTAAAAATAATTAAAGGTATAGATCAACCAGGCGATCTTCCTTCATCAGCTTTGAAACCATTTGAAGAAGCTGTAGAAAAATTAGAAAAAATGGTAAACGATCCAAAACAACTGAATATGGTAGAAATTATTGACGCAGTCAAAGATTTAAGAAAGTACAAATATACAACTCTCAATAGGGGTCAAATGAATAAAATGTACGAAAAAATGGCTAATGAGTTAGGTTTTGATCAACGTATTATAAAACCAGATGGAAACTTAGGACGTCTAATGGATGATGATGTTTTAGGCATAAACAGAAATGGTGGTTTTATGGAGGATTTGGGTAATATAGAAAGTTATGGTGTTACTTATGATTCTAACATGAAAAGAATACCAGCTTTAGGTCAAAGGGCCAAACAAAATATTGTAAAATATACAGAAGAATTTGCCAGAATAAACAGAGAATATGCTGAAGCCAGCGCATCTTTCGATAAAATTAATATTAAAAGAATTGCTGAACAAGCAAAGTATGGTTCTACTGAAGCTGATGCAATCTATAACAGTATTTTTCTTAAAGGCGATTATACCGATTTAAGAGACGTTTTCAAAAATTTAAAACAATATGATGATTACAGCAATAAAATAGGTATAACTAGTAATACTTTAGATGATGTAAGAACTATCATGCAACAACAGTTTTTTAAAGAAACTTTAGACGCATCATTAGACACCACAACTAATACTGTAGATTTTGTAAAATTTGGTAGATTCATGAAAGAATTCCAAAGAAAAGACTCACGCAAACTAGAAGAATTATTCAACGCTCCTGGTGTTGCACAAGAAATTCAAAACCTTTCTGACGATTTAATAAAACTAAAACCAAATATAAAATCAGATGAAGTTTTTGATTTACTTTCTAATATAAGTGTTAATAGACAGGGATACGCTAACGTTGGTAGAGCAGGTACTGAATTCATGGAAGCACTCAAAGGTAAAGCTAGTGCACAACTTGATAATGAATTATTCGAAGCTAATAAATTTATATCAGAACGATTACCTGATGCTACAGCTGAAGAGGTTGTAAGTAAGATATTTACACCACGAGGAGCCGATAATATCGCTAAGGTACGAAATGTAATTGGGGATGATGCTTTTCTAGAAATACAAAATGCTGGTATGGATAAACTTCTCAGGACTACAATTAAACCTGGCACAAAAGGCGAAGTGACCGATATTTTTAAACCTCAAGCTTTAGCTAGCGCTTTAGATTCATATGGTGATGAAACCTTAGAAGCTATGTTCGGTAAAGAAACTAAAGACAGTTTAAGGTATTTAGCTAACTCTATAGATGTTCTTACTAAAGGTGAGGCTGGTAGAGGCGCTGCGGCTGGTGGTCTTATAGCTGCTTCTCTTGCTGTAGGGTTTTTAAATGTAGCGGCTATACCTTTAGCTGCTGGTATAATTATTATGAGAGGCGCATTATCAAATCCTAAATTAGTGAGAATGATGGCATCTACAGATAAAAACTCTGTTCAACTTGTTTTTGATTATTTTGACAGAGCCGTCAAACAATACCTAACGAGAGAAGTTGCGAGTGGTGTCGAAAAATTAGATGAAACAGTTAGGCGTGAAGTTGGTGACTTAGCCAATACCCAAGAAGCACAACAGTTTAGAGATATGGGAACAAGAGCTGTCCAAAGTGTTGATATACCTTTACCAGATCTATCTAGCTATAATAGGCCTGCATCTAATCCAGGATCAGTAATTGAAAGAGAACAACGCTTAGGTTTCGATCCTATTTAAACAGTATAAATCTCAACAGGTTTAGCTATACCCTTCATTTCAATCGGTTTTAACTTTCTTAATTTATGGCTTGCAGCTTGAGCTGTATTCTTGCCGATTACTATATCTTCACCTACGGCCTTACAACTGCTTTCACATCTAGCACCCAAGTTGACATCTGAACCTATAGCCGTATAGTCAAAGCGTGAATCTGACCCCATATTACCTACAACAGCTGGCCCTGAATTTAAACCTATACCAATTGCAATACCTAACTCTGCTGCTTTTATTTCGTCTCTTATCTGAACAGCTGTTTGTATAGCTGCGTCTTCATGATTATTTTGATCTAAAGGTGCGTTAAAGATCGCCATCATCGCATCTCCAATATATTTATCAACCATACCTCCGTTACGTTGAACTGCATTAGCTTGGATAGTCAAAGCTTTGTTCATGATCTCAGTAACTTCTTGTGGATCTAGTTTTTCAGACATGCTTGTAAATCCTCTGACATCTGTAAATAAATATGTACAGTATCTTTTTTCTCCACCTAACTTTAGTAGTTCAGGATTGTCTTGTAGTCTTTTTACTTGAGCAGGATCTAAGTAGTGCTCAAACTGTTTTTTAATTTGTTGTCGTAATTTATATTGTTTTTCAAAGTTTAAATAGAAAGATACGGCCCCAGTAATAAATCCAGCAACCAAACTATAGGAAAAATCCAGTAAAATACCGCTTCTGATGATGTAGGCTCCTGAGAAGCCGACAGAAGAAAATAGTAATAAAAAGCTTATCAAACCACCTGTAACTCCTAAAGATTGCGTTACAAGCCAAATAAAAAAGCAAAAAAATCCTAAAATTAAGATTTCTACCGCTAAATGCCAATCTGGGATATAAGGTGAGTTTGGCAACAAAATTGACTCAGATAATGCTGCTTGAATTTCATGAGGAGCTAACAAACCTGACGGAGTAGAAACAACTGGCATTATGCCTTTACCTGTCGTCCCAATAAAAACAAATTTATTAGCTACATCCATATCAGTCAAAGAGGTTGTTGGTGTATCTACCCAACTTATCCACTTTCGTCCTAAACTGTCCACAGGTACAGGTGGAATTCCTTTGACTCTTATTTCTTCTAAACCGTATTGATTAGTTTTGATTATGTAAGTATCTGAGCCAGTTAGACTTTTATATACTTGTGTACCGAAACTTGGCACCCAACCGTCAGGTATCCTATACATGAGTGGTACTCTTCTAACCAAACCATCTACATCTATTGGTGCACTAACAATACCTTCTAGTGTTGCTTCTGACATGCCTGGTATGTTTGGTAGGTGTCCTTCAAGCAGTATACCTGGAGCGTCTGCTCCTAAAACAACGGTTCCTTCTGGTGATGGATATATTTGGTTGTCAAATGAGAAGGTGGCAACAATCGTGGGATATGAACTTAACTTTTCTAATAGGTATTTGTCACCACCTATCTCAAACCTGTCTTTATCTATAAATGATAACACCCAACCAACTCCTATGGCACCATTAGCGAATATTTCTTCTGTTATCTCAGCAATTCTAGATCTTGGTAAGGGCCAACCACCTTCCCTACTTATATCTAATTCATCAATATTAATTATAGTAAAGTATTCAGATGGGTTATGTTTCTGAACTAAAACATCAAATGTTTTAAGCTTTAATATTTCAGTTGGAACAGATTGTGTTATTAAAGGTATTAATAATATTGTAAGCAATACAAAAAATAACTTTAACCTCATCCTGACCCCTGTATTATTGTTATGTTAGAAGTTGAGCCACCATTTATTTTTACTGTCCTCGAAACACCGTCTTGTATAAATATTACGGTATATGATTGATCTGAGTTTAAAGTTAACTCTGCATTTTGAGTAACTTTACGCATTAATCTTAGTGCGTCACCATCTACTATAGTAGTGATGTTCGTTTCAAGATCTTGCCCTATTGTAGTTCCTTGTATATCAACACCAGAAACTTGTCCTAATAATTCTGTTTCTTCTTCTTCGTCTAACAAATCTAAAATATCCAAAAGGTCCTCTAAAAAATTTACATTCAAATAATCTATATCTAATTCTGTAAAATCAAAATCTGGATCTTCCTCTAATAGATCTTCTTCCAAGAAATCTACATCTAAATCGTTAAACTCTAAAAAATCTGCAGCTTTTATGACGCTTTCTTCTTCTAGACTAAGCTCTTCTTTTGGTGGTGATATTATGAGCATGTTATCTATAAAGTTTAAATCTATTGCTAATTTTACTGGTTTAGTAGGTGTGCTTTCATAAACACTTGTAGTAGTAGCTTGATACGGTTTATTCAAAACTACTTGGCCCATAGCAGTAGATACCACTATCTCACCACTAGCATCTCCAAATTCATTAGGTAAGAGAATAATCAAAGACCTGCCTGTCTCATCTACGGTTACTGTAAAATCTGTTCCCCTGACGCCTATATCAGCTGTAGGAGTTTTAAGTGATATTCTATTTTTATTAAGATTACCTGATACAAATCTGATGGTGCCGCTAGCAAATTGCAAAGCCATTTTGCTGTTGTTTGGATTTGGATCATAAATATACTCATCAATAATTAACGAAGAATGCTCAGTAAGCCTTACGGTTGAGTTATCTAAGAAGGTTATACCTATACGACCTGCTCTAGTCTGCACGTCATCATATGAATTTATGTTGAAGTCTAAGACAGCTGGATAAGGCTCGCCTCTTAGGACCTGCCCATAACCTTTAAGTTCTGTAATGTCTCCTATTGGTTCAGCATGTAGTTGTGCTAGAACCGTCATTTTGAACAATACAGAATACACTATTCGAACCATTAGATGTAATTTTAAGGTAATCACGAGCAAGAGTCGAAGCTTGTGTAATTGTAAATGTATTGCTTGAGCCGTCTAAGTCTAAATAAAAGTAGGCTGAATCGCTTGAGGTTGTGCCAGCATAACCACTACCAGTAAAAGTAAGAGTGTTGCTATCACCAAAGACATCAATATTGTTAACTGCATTTTCATAATCTATATCAAAACTAAAATCATTATTATCACCGTCGATAATCCAGTCTAGATCCAAGTAATCAGCGTTAGAGGTTTCGGCTACTTCTACATCAAATGTATTGCTACCACCTGTTACTTGAATATTGAAATCTGCATAGTCAGCTGTATAAGCACCACTACTGTTTACTAAAATGTCCATTTCATTGCTGTCACCTTGAAAGTCAAATAATCCAGTAACGTAATCTGAGTCGAATGCATCAGATTTGAATAGGTTGCTACTACCAATTTGATTGATAGTAAGAGTCATGTTTGTACCGTCAAGATCTAAAGCGGTTACGGTTCCTGCAACAGAACTTGTGCCGCCAATAAGGTTAGTACTACCTAGTTGTTCTAGTTTAATTAATGCGTTTGAACCTGTTTGGTCAATAAAAATTTCGTTATCTGAAAATAGAGACAACGAAAGAAAAAATAATAAAATTCTCATTTGCTCTCCATATAACGCCAATAATCTTTACTCTCACCTTGGCGTATAATATCAACGATACCAGTTTCTATGGCTGCTTGCAACGCTATTGATTTACTTTCGTTCATAGCATTACCTGTTTCAAACTCTACCAACTTGGTCCCTTCGGCTATATATCTAAAAAAATCATTAGATAAACCAACCGAAAGAATAGTTTTTGTTATTAAATTTTCTAGTAATATTTCACCAGTAGATACTGAAACAACACGCATAGATACGACCACAGTATCTTCACGATATTGTTTACTATTGCCTATACCCAGGTATCTTGCACCTACACCCCCTGTCAGTAAGTTAGAGTTATAATCAGCTACAACACCAGTAATTATAATCCCTGCAAAAAGCAACGGCATTTGTTGATCATCTTCATCAAACTTTTCTCTAGTGGATCTTATTATTTGTCTTTCTTTTGTGATTGCATCAATCCCCACCCTTTCAACTACTCTGAAAAATCTAGATTGTTTGAGGGCCCTTATTACATATGCTTCAGGTGCTTGTGATAAAGCAGAGCTGAAACTAGCATAGCCATCGATAGATTTACGTTGACCTGTCGCATCTGGGAAGCTATATACTGCTACTATAGGTCTTTGAGAAGGTAGTGGTAGACTCTTAATTGCATCAGTAATAGGTTCGTTAATGAAAGCTTCTTTGGAAAAACATTGAGCCTTGCCAATAATTGTAACTACATCTTTGTAATCTTCGTCAGGATTAGTAACACAGGGTGAAATATATTCTAGATGTGTTGCACAACTAGAAACCAAAGTCGCCAATAGGGATAGTGATAGTAGTTGTTTCGCCAGTTGTTTCATTAAATATAGTCATTGTAATATTTATACCGTCTGTCGTCCAAGTTATGAGATTATCGAACAAGGTGAAAGAACCTTCTTCAGCTGGATTTTCTCCAAATAATTGATCAACTAATTGCCTGGATAGTTGTGCATAAACTCTAGATTCAAAGTTTCTTAGGAACCTAGCAAGAGTTGTGTTGTCAGCATCTCTTTCAAGCTCATCTTGCAAGGCTTTGATTTCAGCTTCTAAAGCCTCTTTTCTTGTAAACTCTTGTTGATCTATTGTTAAATAATGTGCAGAGGTTCCCTCTCCACTAAATGATGGTGATTTAAATTTAAATTTTATTTCATCAGCGAGGATAGGAAGCGCTAAGATGGGGATCAAATATATTGCACAACCCATCCTCTTGTATTTGTCTCTGTAGTAATCGTCAATCTTTTCTTTGGTCATCTCTATCTGCCTTAGCTATTTTGTTACTATCTATTAGTTGCGGTACACCTAACATGGTTTTTATCATAGTGTCTTGTCTAATGATCTCATTATCTAAACTTCTTATTCTATCTATTAAGGCTACTAAAATACCGTGTTGTGAGTCAAGTTTAGTGCCAAGCCTTTGTTCCATGGCACTTATTTGTTCTGCGACCTTTTCATCTACAACATCTAGTTTGTTTTCCATACCATCTACTATTCTCATAATAAGTTTGTAGATGAACCAACCCAGTCCTGCTGCAGCTGCAATAGGAAAGCCTACTTGTTGAATTATAGTTACTATTTCTTGCATAAGAAAAAAGTAGCCTGCTGTTCCCCTGGTTTTGTATGGAAACCGATGAGCTTTACGCTAGTCAACAGGCTACTTGTCATTATCTTTATTTGAAGCACCAAAGTAAAAAGATATTACGGCTGAAGCTAAACCACCCAAATAACCTAACACTAGGTTTATTAAAGCTTCAGAGTTTTGTTCTGGCGGTTGTATGGTTACTAAAAAGATATAACCCATAAAGCCACCAATAACTAACAAGCCTAAAAGTTTGGAAGTCCAATCCTTAGAAAAAGTCTTTCTGGCATCTTGTGTGTCTTGGGTTTCTAATTTGAACACATCAACCTCAAGCTCTTTCATTTGTTTTTCAAAAGATAATTCAGCTTTTTTAATTTCAGCTAATTGTTCTGGTGTTGCTTGATTTACTGCTTTTTCTACAGCAGATTTATTATTAGGCACACCTAATTTATCAGCTAACATACTCATAGCTGCATTACCCATTGGCCCACCTAATGCTGTTCCAATTGTAGGTGCTACTGCCCCTACTAATACTTTTAATTTATCTAACATAATCCTATTTCGCTCCTATCCATTCCTAATGGTTGGTCTGATAAACATTTTATCATATCTTTTGGAATGTGAGCATATGGCTCATTGTCGTCTTCATAAGTAGGGTTTGGCGATACATTCATTCTTATGTCATATGTATGATCAGGATCCCATTCATGATAATAAACACCGTCAGTCATTGCAAAAACAGCTATAAAAGGTACACCAGTAGCTAGAGCATAAGTAGAACCTTTTATAAGTTTTGTTGAAGAAAGAATGAGAGTATCGTATTTATCTATACTGAAACTTCTACATTTAACTTCACACCAAAAACAAGTCTCTTTAGATTCAATCCAATAGTCTAACCCATATGAGACAGGGAGCTTATGGCAGGCTACACCCCACTTCCCTTCCAGAAATCCTGCCACACGCTCTTCTCTTTTTTGATCATCCGTTGTTTCTAAACTAGGTTTTTTCATAATTAATCCTCATAATAAGTTGGGTCTACAGCCACAAACCTTTTAGTTGGTCTGCCTTTGCCACCGATCTTCACCTCTATTTCTTGTATTTCTCCTGCATTTCGAAGCCTCTCAATAATCTCTTTAACTTCATATGATTTCATTGATCTAAACAATTCATGCCTATCTACTTCACGTTTACTTATACCCTCACCACCCCTTGACCTTATGTAAGAAAGCACAGATTTTATTTTTGCTTCTGTTGCTGAAGATGACACCTTATCTCTACAGGTTTCAATAAACAACAAGTCGTAATATCTCACATAATCTATTGCCCATTTTGTGAACTCACCTTTAATTTTTTTTGCTCCGACATCACTAGATAAAGCACATATTAGAGACAAGCGCATTGCTTTTTCTCTGGACCTAGACAACAAAGGTTCTAAATTATCTTTTTCTAAAACGTTTTGTCTCTTTACTAATTCTTCTGCAAATTCATTGAGTAACTGTCTGCTGTCTTCATCAAAATCTATTACGGTTTGATTTACATTGACTTCAGAGTTTTGTTCTGCAATATCTCCAAAGTCTGTCTTTGGTCTTCTTATAGCATTGACCCAATCTAATAATAATTGTGGAGGTTTTTTATATTTTTTTAGTGAGCTTACTTTTCTTGGTTCTTTTGATTCAACGATTAAAAACCTATTTAAAAAACCATCAGCAACACGACCAGAATTTAGAGCACCATAGAAATTTTTTGGTACAGAAAGTCCCACTAATGTAATTGCAGGTTTATAACAAATACGGTTCATTGATTGTTCTACATATTGTTCTGGTGTATTCATCAAAGAATAGTTATCGGGTCTAAGAGTACCGTGGCATCTGCCCCAAGCCTCCATAAGAGTTTGTATACCGTCTTCTCTGTTTGTGTTTTGTTGTGCGGCTATATTTTCAAGTCTTTTACCAAATTCGTCCATAACAGTAATTTGTGTAGGCCTATATTTAAGAATTGAATGTACTGCTCCAGATGAAGTATAGCCATCACCAACCACTAGTCGTGCATGTTTAGTTTTATTTAAAACTGATTCAACAAAGGTTTTAATGTTTTCTTTACCTTGCCCTGATTTAGCTATACCTACAAAATATAAACTACTAAAGTTGTTCATGTCTGTTCTATACATTCTCCCGCAAGCAACACTAGCTAACGATAAAGCACCCACTAACGATAGTTCTGGTTGGCTAATTTGTGCAATTTCTTCAGCAAAATTGAACATATCTTTCAAAACTCCTGGAGGATTAAAAAGATCTTTAGGCGGTATTATGTCTTCTTTTGTTTGTACAAAGAGTGGTGCTTGTTGATTCTTTCTGTCGTGTGTCCTTTTTACGTTGTCTACAACTGATATTATTTCATGTCTTGGTAGGGGAGGGGTGTTCTGTACATTCCAACTCTCCATAAAAAATTTAGCAAAATCTAAGTTCAAATTTTTACTTATCAAATAGCCAGCCAATCTAGCTGCTTGATCATTTCTAGAACCTTCGTTTACACCATCTAATGAAAATGGCGCAACATTGCTTTGCCCATTTGATTTTTTGTTACCTGTAATTTGTATCCATTCTTTTTCTGTAAAGTCTGGTAGATCTTCAAAACCCCATAGATCCCAATTGTTGTTTACTATTGGCTCATATACTTGACCATTTGCATGTAAGTTGTAAGGAGCAATTATTAAACCACCTTCACCCCTTATATCTATATGTCTTTCTATAGGTGTGTCGTTTAATCTTTTGGTAGCAAAAGTTGTATAGTTTTGTGGGTTGTTGTAATAGTAGTGCATGCCTTTACCAGTACGAACTTTGTATGGAGAAGGAGGTATGTTTTCCTCAACCCAACCCATAGCTTCAGGCGTATCCGCATCGACAACAATAAATTGACCACAGACAAGGGCTACAGTCATATCATCTCTGTTCTTAAACCAAGTTTCTACCTCTTCTCTTTTTGGTCTAGTTTCTTTAAAGTGGGCCCACCCTTTAAAAAAGCCTGGTGGTTTTTTTGTTTTTCTTAATAAAGGAACAACATCTAATCCTTCATCATAGTATGCCATAGCTAAATCATAGACAGATTCATCGCCGTTGAAGTTTATTGTGAACACTATTTTATTTCATTTGGACAACCATAAATTGATTCGTAATCTAATTTTCCGTTGGTTGCTGCTATTATCTTTTTTGCTTGCTCGATACTTGGTCTTCTATAACCCCAACGCCAAGATTTTATTGAAGATAGTGATACTCCAAAAAGATCAGCCGCTGTTTCCATACCTATGTGTTTGATCATTTCTTTCAAAGAATATGGTTTTACTTCTTTATCTGCATAAAGTGGTTCATACCCTTTGTTTTTAAGGTCCTTAACACGCCTGTTGTTAATTTTTTCTATCCTATGACAGTAATTAACATACCAAACATTATTGTCTGACATAAATTTCCTCCATTATTTATATTGACAAATCGTAACCCTTTGATATGATCATGTCAATCTTATGAGGGAAATCATATGAGTATTTTAAATAATGTAGTTAAACCTGATCAGTTGGTAAATAAGCAAGGAGCTAAGATCCTAGTTTATGGAGAATCTGGTGCAGGTAAAACATATGCATGCTCAACGGCTCCTGGTAAAGTGCTTGTAATAAGCATGGAAGCAGGACTTCTATCTATTCGTGATAAAGAGAACGTTGATGCTATAGAAATAAAAAGCTATGAAGAATTAAACCAAGTGTATGGTGAATTGAAAGCAGGCGAACACGACTATGATACTGTTTGTTTAGACTCAATTTCCGAAATGTCAGAGATCCTTTTAGAGCATGAACTTAATATTAATAAGAATGCTCTTAAAGCATACGGCAATGTACAAAATGCCTGCACTAACGTAATGAGAATGTTTAGGGACTTACCTATGCATGTCATCTTTGTTTGTAAAATGGCTAAAGAAAATAACGAAGGGACCTGGTTCTTTCAACCTAAAATGATTGGTAAACAGTTGGGCCAGTCTATACCTTATTTTTTTGATGAGGTGTTATGTTTGAGAGTCATGGAACAAACTGATAGTGAAGGAAAATCTGTACATACTAGATGGTTCCAAACGACATTAGCTGAAGGTTATGTCTGTAAGGATAGGTCTGGAAAGTTAGAACCTTTAGAAGAACCAAATATTGCTAACGTGATTAGAAAGCTTGGTTTTAGTAAAGAAGTGGGCGTAGCACCAGTTGATAAAATTGTAAATGAGGAGGAATAAATGAGCGATTTTAGCGGAGTAGATTTTTTTAAGGATGCAGAAACTGCATCAGAAAAAACGGTAGCACCGAAAGGTGTACATGAAGCAAAAATAAATAGTGTTGAAAATCATACAACACAAGCAGGGGACAAGGCCCTTAAAGTTATTTTTGAATTAGCAGGTGGTCAATATTATGACCAAACAGAATATTACAATTTGTGGCATAGCAGAGAAGAAGCTAAACAAGTTTCTAACAAAATATTTTCACAACTTATATTAGCAACAGGATTAGATGATTATCCTGATAAAAAAGAAGAGCTTGTGGGCAAGCTGCTCAGAGTTGTAATAGGCACCAGGAAGGTTGATCAACCTGACGGTAGTGTAAAAGAATACACAAACGTTAAGGGTTATCTTGCTTCTGAAAATGCAAACGTAGGATCTGGTCAGGCTGTTAGCCCTGCCGTTGGGGTCAAGCCATCTTTAGGTAGTTAATTACTTAAAAGGATTTTACGATTAAGCCTGTCATTTAGTTGGCAGGCTTTTTTTTTGTACATTATTATGTATAATTTAGTTTGATTTTATCTTTTTTTGATCGTAAGTAAGGATAAAGTTTCTCCATTTTCATAGTATTCGTAAGGGGCTTAGGCCCCTTACTTATTTAAGCTGTTGAATAATTCTATTGATATAAAATATACTTTTTTCTAAATCTTGTATTCCAGAACCTTTGTGCTTGTAGCGCCATAGATATTTCATAGCGTTACCCTGGCACCAAGATTTGAAACCTTCTGGCCCTAGAGCTTCTTTGATAGCATCAATACACTCTATTGATCCCATAGTGTAATGAGGTGGTGTATTTACCATATCTATTTTTTTGCTCATAGATCTAGCTCAATAACATTAGGACAGTTATAAGTTTGTAAATCTTCAACTAAGCCATTTTTATATTTACCGTAATTAGCTAAAGTATATTCTAGTTCTATCCAATATTTTTCTAAGTCACCTGTATCTATTTTGAATACCTTGGTGGCATAAGGTGATTTTTTTTCTTGAGCTACAAAGATAAATTCTTTGACATTGAATCCAGCTTTTTCAAAACCTCTTGTGTACCAAGCGGCTTGGTAATGATAGCCGTATTGTCTGACTGAGGTTAGAAAAGAGTCTGGGTTACATGATTTAGTAGTTTTATAATCTACCACGATAACATCTTTTGGATCGTGCATAGGGGTATCTGGATGCCTTACAACGTCTGCTTTTAACTTACAGAGTATGTCGTCTTCATACCAGAAGAGGGCCCTCTCGTATGGATAAGTAAAATCATGGCTTGGGTATTCATTTTCTGTTGGGTGTAATAATTTATCTCCATACGGAATCATATTTTCTTTCATGGCTTTGATAGTTTCAAAATCTTTTGGGCTTATACAAGTTATGCCTTTCTCAGCGCATTCAGCTACAGTTTCTTTATTAGCGGCAGAATACATGCTGCCAGAGATAATGGCTACTTCATTCAAAAAGGCTTGCTCTCCTTCAACAATATATGAATGTGCAGCGGACCCAAATCTTAGGGCTGGTGTATGCTCCATTTCTTCTTTAATGGCATGTAGTTCTGAAACACCAAACTTTCTAATAGTTGTGGATGATATTCCTGCAGAGTTGTGATAGTCGTGGTTTGATATGGCAGGAAAATAAATTGCGTCCCCCATAACGTGGTGATCGTATTTGTTTAAGCTTTCTGGTAATTGATTCATAATATCCTCATTATTTATATTTACAGTCAGTAGTTGCATTTTAGTTTATGTTGTTTTATTATTCAAGTATTATGAAAATAAACAGAAATTTAACTCCTGTTGTGACAGAACAAATGGCCCATTTAGAAAACATAGCGGCTGATTTGTCACAAACAACTACGCAGTTGGTGGATTGTATAAAAGATTTATCTAATCTACCTTCTGAACAGCAGACCCACATGGCAAATGTTCTTACACGTATTGTCGAAACACAAAGAGGTAAAGATGAGCGCAAGCAGTAGATGGCATCAAGCAGAAGAAGAACAGCTTTTACAAAACCTAAAAAAAACTATAGCGTTTGAAAAAGCATTTGATGACGGTTACGAATCTACAGAGGAACTTTGTAGTAATTATGCTGAGTATGTATATCGAAGCACGGGCCAAAAGATCGATAAGGTTGAAGCAGAATGGGATTGCACAACTTTTGATTTACATTACGACATGTCTTGTGACATGTATAAGAACGGTATTTAACGGTTTTTACTTTGTCGCCTCATTGATAACTCTCCTCAAAGAGAAGTCGGCGGACTTGCGGTTTCAGAGCAACCATAGCGACAAAATGCTCTGCTATAATTAAAATATGAAGTACAAAATAGAAGAGAACGTAAAGGTCCCTAAAGGCAAAATAGAACAAACTGAGTTGGGCCAGGTAATATTAAAAATGAAACCTGGAGACAGTATAGTTGTAGAGACTTTTTCTGAACGAAATGCATTTGCAGCTTACTGCGCTAAATTGAATTACGCTTACACTACAAGAAGGTTGATCGACAAAGAAGGTTATCGTTGTTGGCTGAAAAGCAATCAAGACCTAACAGCGCAAAGAAAAAAAAAGATCAGCACTAAAAAAGACGAATTATTGGGAGATGATGAATTTTTATCAAAGGGTGCTCTCGGTATTTCTTACACAACACATGATGAGGTTTGTGAACCTAGAGGCAACATATCTGCTGAAGTGTTAACAGAAGCCATACAAAAAAGTAATGAATTTAAATTTTCTTACAATAGAATGTCAGAATTTCCTGAAGATCGTAACGATTTCACTAAACATGACAGCAAGGGAGATTTACGGCCCTTAGACTTTGATGATTAGATCTTATTTTTGTCCTATTTTTGTCATAAATAACGTGACATCGGAAACATTGATAAACAAAGGGCTAGACTATTTTTTTATTTTTTTTATTTTTGTCACTAGGGTAAGAAAGAATTTATAATTATTTATAACTGCTCTCTTGACTTGTGGTTTGAGCTGCTGTAAATTCCTATCTATACTTATTGAGATAAGTAGGGTTTCGTGCATCTAAGACACGATAATTATTTTTCTATACTTTACTTCTACAAATTGTAATTCTATAATTCGCAATAATGGCTACCAAATGGACCAACAGTAAAGCACATGTTCCTGTATGTGGTGTCAGAGGCAAAAAGACATCCATTGGCAGGCGTAACTTAGGAACATCTTGCATGAACAAAAATCTAAGACGGAGCCACAAAATATATAGGGGCCAAGGATGAACAAAACCATTAATCCACCAAAACCTTCAACGGAATACAAAGAAACTATCTCTGCTGAAAAGATACCACCAATAGAGTTTTTTGACGACAGCGACTTAAATCGTAGACAAAAGATGTTCTGTTGGACAGCAGTTAACAATCCCAGGCTATCTTTGACAGAAGCAGCCAGAATGTCGGGATACAAAGATCCTAGACAAGCTTCTTATCAGCTGATGAAAAATCCTAAGGTTAAACAGGAATTTAATATCTTGATGTCGGAAGTAAAAAAAAAGTATGAGTTAAATCATGACAGGGCTGTTCAAGATCTCTACGACATTCGGGACGAAGCTTTAAAGTCGGGATCTTTTAATGCTGCCATAGCTGCCCAGAATTCTTTGCTGAAAGTCGGGGGCCTGGTTGTTGAGAAGAAGGAAGTAAGATTTGGCAAGATAGATCAGATGTCTAGAGAAGAGGTAGAAAATCGCCTCAAGCAACTCATGACTACGGAGTTAATTGAGGTTGATTCAAAAGATCTTGTCGTTAGTCCTCAGGACGTTCCCCAAAAGAAACAAGACCAGCAATCAGAATAATTAACAAGATATCTAAGATCATTAAAAGCCACCTTCGATATATAACATAGCTTTTTGTAGAAACTTAGCACGTGCTTCATCATACGATTTATATTTAGTTATAGGATCGTAACAACCTCCTGATCTAAAAGCTTCATAATGGTCGCCCTGGTGGTTAAGGGTGTAAACATAATATTGCTTACCACTTTGTTTGAGCAAGACCATAGGCTTTCCATTTTCATGTGAGGCTCTGCTTTCTAATAAGGTTTTACTCATCTTTTTCTCCCACAATACTTTATGAAGAAGTCTACGGCTTCCATACGGCTCACAGGCCTATAATTGTTTGAACAAAGTCCTTCATTCGCATATCTTTCACGGTTCACTTCTGCAATATATGCATCAAAGTTTTCTTTCAAAGATTTATTGTGGTCAATCGTAAATTCGGATATTTGTCCTAAATAAGTTGTCATGAATACTCCTGAGATATTGCATCTACTATTTTTAAAATTTCTTTCTTGCCTCTAGCAATTGAGAGTTCATCTAAATTTTCACCAATTTCCTTAAACCTAGCTTCAAAGAATGTGTGCGTCTGTTCGTTTGTGCAAGTGATAGCTACAACACCACACCACACAAAACAATCGTAATCTGTTTCAGGGTTTTCCATAACAGGTATAGTTTCCATTATCATGATCTTAATACTCCTTCATTCCAATTTTCAGCAACGTCCTCAGCCCAAGATTCTGAATGTTCCCAAGCTTCAACCACTCTGATCTTTTTGCCCTTTTCGAACAATTCTATTTCGTAACCTTTGGTTGTTTTGTAGATATCAGCTACACGGTTGTTCTTTCTGTATGTGCTGATAAGTTCTTTTTCTTCAGTCATAAATCTCCTCCTATAATTAAATCTAATAAGTTATGATCTTCGTTATGCTTCTCACACATAAAGTTAGTGCAAGAAGTTTTTTTCTTGTCCAAGTGTAAATTACTATGCGTTTCATAAGCAACACACATTACAGGACTGCCACAAGCCTTACACTCATAATCTAAGACGGCTTGTCTAGTATGGTTTATTATCTCCCAAGTCATTAGTCTTCCCTTTCTATTGCTGACAACATATTATTAAACAGTTGTTCTTGTTCTTCGATAGTTGTCGGTTCACCATTATCATCGTATCCGCCTTTTAGATTATCCCAGTCAAATATTCTTATTGGGACTTTATCGTTATGGATTTCTTGGATAAGACCACCTTCAACCTCAATAATCATTGTGTCGGTATCAATACCTAATTCTTCTAATGTCGGTTTACTCATCATTTATTCTCCTTAAAAAAGTTTTCTATTATGGTTATTTGGTCTTGTATATGCTCAACATCTTTTTGTAGTTCATTTAAATCTAATTCACAATTTAAAATATCATCTTTATCAACTGCAACATCATCAAGCAAACAAGCAACAGATATACTTGCTTCTTTAACTGCTTCAATTACTTTACTCATCATGCACTCTCCCATGTTTCTGACTCAATAAATTCAACAACTTTATTTCTAAGTTTACATATTTCTTGCCACTGTTTATGTTCGCAGTCAATATTTTTTACTCCATACTTTTCAAGCAAATTATAAAAATCATCTTGAAACTTTATAAAATTATCGTCTGTCATTTCATTAGCTGTCATCATGCACTCTCCTCATATTCAATATCGGTTATGTCTCTATCCTCTAATTCAATATTGTGTTCTTCCCTAAAAGACTGTTTAACCCATTCTTTATATTCTTCTTCTGTTCCACACTCTCTACCAATATCGATTACAGAGTATGTTATTGTGCTATTCCAAGTTTTCATATTTATCTCCATTAAGTTAATGCTAGTTCTATTTTGTGTGTCTAAACTAGCAAGAGACATACACATATTGGCTTTGTTGTTTATCGTCTGTTCAAACCCCTCGCTAAATGAGAAAAATCAGACTAGTTGTTTGCACTTTTAAAGTCGTCCAACAGTCAACAACATACTGCTGGGGAGACTACCAATCTTATGCTTCTCCTGTTACACACTTTCTCATGTGTGCTTTACTAAACTTAAAGTTTTTGTATTCAAAATCTTCCATGCATTCAAGACAAGAATATCCTGTTTCATACATCCCAACCCAACCCCTGTTTTCGTATTCACCATTGATGAAGTGTATAAAAATATATCTTCCTACCACGCCAAACTCTTTAAAGTCTTTGTTGTCTAAAAACATACCCCTGTTGCCAAAGTATTGAATTATGTCTGCTTTACTCATTGGGTTGCTCCTTTAACTTTTTCAACTCGTCATATACCTCTATTCGCCATTCATAATCTTTTAAGCCTAGGCTGATGTCTAAATCATCTGTTATTTCTTTGCCCCTAGTAGACACAACTTTATAACGGTTCTTATCTAAATATTTATTACTAGTTCCGTCATGAAAATAATCTAATGCTCCGTTTTCTTTGTAGCCAATTTCAAAACTTGTATGTATCAATTTGCTCATAATCCTAACTCCTCTAATACTTCCTCAATTGGTTCATCTTTAAGATCCTTACCACTCCATATATTTTTAAAGTCTTGCTCTTTTCTTCTCACAACTTCATTAATAACGAGCTGATACAGTTCTGATGGATTATCAAACATATTGATTCTTCGTTTAATAAAAGTACATAAGTATCTGTTGTTTTTGGTCTTTAAAATGTTAAACGCTTCATTAGCTGTTAATGACATGATCGTTTCCCCCTAAATTATCTAGATAACGGTTAAGAGCATTTATATTAATAAACTCTGCCGTATCTATAATGTATTCCTTCTGAGCTTCATCTGTACCGTATAAGGTAAGAAAATAATTACCTGTCCCCAGGTAATTATCATCTCTTTCTATTTCTGTTCTTGTAATATTTTGCATAACAAAAGAGGAGTATTTCTACACCTCAACCTCTTCTTTGATTTGATACTTACCAAGAATATCTAATTCGTAAGAACCTCTGTCTAATTCAACTATTTCATCATATAAACGAGGATAATCACCAAAATATGGAAATGGTTTTGTAGGGTCTGAATCCCATTCTTCTTCTTCACCTTCTATACAATATCCACCTTTTCTTGCATCTTCTTTTGTATATAAGGTTTTCTCGTATTTATACCATTTGACAAAGTAGTCAGCTTTTGGGTTTTCAGCATGAAGTTGGAAGAGATGAATAATCATCTCAGCATAATTGGAATATTCCTTGATAATATTTTCTGAATTATCAAGACATATTGCGTAGTCAGTATATATTTCTGTTTTCACGCTTCCACCTCTTCTAGTGGGTTAGCTTCTAGCCATTGGTAAACAATTTCTTCGCCTACAATATAAGCGTACATATTGACCACGCTTTCAGGGCTCCCTAAATCCGTTGTGACTTCGCCAAACTCACTTTCTTCATAATCTTTAATAATATCAATTGCATCAAAGGCTTTGTCTCCCAGCCATTGTTTGGCTTTGTATGTGCCTATTATGAAATAGTCAGTATTAAATGCATGATGATGTAATTCATCTCTGAAGTCAGAATCATGAGTGGCTAAGAAATCGTTTCTCTCACCATCAATACCTGAATCTTCAGCTAAAAAGTCATTAAAATAACTTTTGATCTCGTCATATTTAAAATAGTCTTTCATAGTACTTACTAGTTAACTACACATAGTAATCAATTACAATAGGTAAGTTAATATTAAACCCCCTAATTCACGGTTATTAATAGCATTAATACCCTCACGCAGAGACAAAGCTCAAAAAAAAAGCGGGAACGCACACAAAAATAAGGCTAATGGGGACTTGTCGGGACTGCCCTAAAAAACCAAGGACACACACAAATTATATCATGTTGTGCGACTAAGGCACACACATCAAAGCCACATATATAGAGTCTTTCAAGGATCCTCAGGCCCAATTAATACTTGCAATATTAACTACTATCTGTATATTAATAGGTAAGGAGATTATTATTATGAAAACAGATAATAAAATGAAAACGTACGAGCCGACAAATGAGGGCAACCCCCATTCATTTGCTGGCTATTATGCAATAGAGGCTAATACTGATCATTCTCTATTGGCAAAGTATTTAGTAGATGCAACTGAGGGTGCAGTCTACAGTAAACCCGCTGATAAGATCGCCCAGGCTATAAAAATTATGGCTACGGCTTTAAACGACTTGGTCGGATGGCGTTTGGGTTATATAGCCAAGCATATGCCTGAAATATTAAAGCTTGCCCAGCTTTACCCTGATGTTTACGGCTCACCTAATAGAAACTTGCTTGGTGATGTTAAGAGGGGATTTATTGCTGACGGCATGTTAGAAGAAAGTTATACAAATACGGTAAAAAAATTGGAAAGTTATAGAACCAGCCCCCCTGTTATATTTAAAGGTGAAGCAAATGCAAATAAATAGAGGAAGTAGAGAACACCAGGCAATAGCCCAGGTTTTAATGGAATCGTTATATTTATTGGATAGCGAAGACACTAGTGGTATTCGTTGCTTTAATAGAGAAGAGATGCTGAACGGCACTTGGGGTAGGTTTGCTTGCCTAGATACCGCAACGGAAGTAGTAGATGAGCTTTTCGAACAGGTCTATAACGATCATAACTATTATAGTGTGCCTGATTATATGGATTGTTATGTAGCTTCAGACAGAGATCCTAGACGAAATGCTCTGGTAGCAGTTGTAGAAGTTGATAATGAATACCTAGATGAGCTTTGCAACCATCTAGATTATTACTTAGAAGAAAAGGAGGAGGCATAATGGAGAAGGCAAGAATTAAAGAAATACTTCAGGACATGTTCCCCCAGGGATCAACTGCTTACACGTTTGTGACTAAGGTTGCACCTTCGGGTATGTCCAGGCATATACTGGTAACAGGATCGGGCAGAAAGGGACATGTTCAGAATGTCAGCTGGTATATAGCCGAGTTATTAGATTATAAATATAAACCCGATACCCGCTCCGTCTTTGTTGGCGGCTGCGGTATGGATATGGGTTTCCACTTAGTTTATAGCCTGTCTAGTGTATTGTATGACGATGGCTACGCTATCGAGCAACAGTGGCTGTAATGGTTGATATATTAATTATTTTACTTATAGCGTGCCTGGCGTCCTTGGGTGATAGACCTGAGGACTAACCAGGGGCGTTATGCCCTCGAACACAACATCTTGTGTTCTGATCCAACAAAGATAAAACACAACATCTAGTGGTATATACCCCTCGATCCTAGTGAGATCCACACAACATCTTGTGTTTTAGTTTTACTCATAACAAACACAACATATAGTATTGATAGATCTATTTATTAGCCAGGGGAATATCGGGTTAGGGACTCTATACAGGGTCGAATTATATGGAGGAGATCGGGATCTGACACCCCCATACACACTTTATCGGGTGGCGAATATGGGAGCAACCTTTACACAATAATCCTCTCACGCAAAAACCATATTTTTTACAATTAAGGGTACCCATACCCAGGGGGTATATATATTTTCTAGACAAATTGATAAAACTGGTTTAATCTCACTTTAATATGCAAGAAGAGTTAAACGCACTATCAGGAATGCCAGACGGCCCTATCGGCGGTTTGCAACAACCCAAAGAAGTAAATGATGCTATTAGTCAAATATCCGCAGAAGATAAGACGGCTGCTATTCAGAGTTTAAAAGAAATAAGAGCTGCAATAAATCAATTGATAGCCCAAGGTGCAACAGAAGAAGAAATTAACGCCTTACTTGCAGAAATAGGTCTAAGTTTACAAGAACTTGAAACGGCTGAACAAATGTTAGGTCTTTCTGAAAATACAACAGGTATATCAATCAAATGAGTTTTTTTAATAACATCAGAAATATTTTAAAAAACAACCGTAACAGACGGAACCCAGGGGGTGGCTTGTCTGATTTTAGAAACAATATGAACAACAGAGGATTGTTTGGAGGTAATAGACAAATGAACCCATTCTTCAATAATCTCCCTCGTAAGAATATGTTATTACCTCCCTCTATTGCCGAGGCCCAAGGCAGAAATATGGCTAATGTCGGCATGTTACCTAGCTATATGCAACCAGGTGGTTCAGGTATGCCTGAAACAGATAATAGATTTGCTGATATGCCCCAACCTCCAGAAATGCAAACTATGGACATGAGGTCTTATACAGATGCTTTTGGCAATCAACAAACAGGTTCTAGCAGTATGGCAAGATACCACAACCAATTGAAAGAATATTTTGCAGCTAACCCAGGTGCACAAGATTATTACACGTCACAAAATCCACCAAGTAAAATGCCACCCGTAAGCCCACCTTTTGGCAATCCAATTATGACACCAGGACTTCTTAAACCTAATCCAGGACCATCTCTAGGCGGAGTAGACAGAATCGGTAATTATGGTCTTGAAAAAGAAAACTTATTAGGTACACCTAATACTGATCCTAACGACGGGATGTATGTTCCAGGCACTCCAGGCTATATCAGCATGTATGATCAATTACAGAACAGTTTAATACAACAAAACCCTAATCTTAGCATGAACTTACCTAACAAGAATCAACCAATAAGCCCAACCTTACCAACTGCAGGCTTACCTTCATTAATGCAACCACCATCAGGTGTGCCTAACTATATGCCATCTGGACAAACACCTAAGCAGATGATGCCTATGTACGGTAGCGGAGGCGAAGCCGAGTCATCTGATTTCCCAGATTTAAGTGGTGATGGCAAAATTACTGAAAAAGATATTTTGATGGGCAAAGGTGTTATTGAGATGCATGAAGGTGGCGATGCAGCTGAAAAAACATTTACAGATTATCAACCTGAAGGTGCCCTGAAAAATAGCATCTTTGATTACA